CGCGCTTCTGCTGCCAATGCTCACATTGAAGGTGACGCGACTGCTGGCGAAGCTCGCGCTGCTACAACTCGCTTGGGTAACTACACCCAAATCTTCAAAAACGCAGTTGTCGTGCCAGACACAGACGAAGGTCTGGACAAGGCCGGTCGCGCAAAAGAAGTGGCATATCAGACACTTAAAATTGCAAAAGAGCAGAAGCTTGACATAGAAAAAGCCATGTTCGACAACAATGCGCGTGTTGCGGGTAACTCCACAACTGCACGCGAAATGGCTGGCGCACTGGCTTGGATCAAAACCAACACAGATCACGGTGCAAACGAAGGCGCTGATCCAGCGGGTACAGGCGCAGACGCACGTACAGATGAGACAACTACTCTCATCGCGTTCTCGCAGGCTCGTTTTGACGGTGTTATGCAGTCAATTTGGGAAGAAGGCGGGAAGCCAGATACATGCTACCTCTCAGCATTCCAAATGAATGTTGCACTTGGCTTCACTGGTAACAACAACCAGCGTTCATCAGTACAGGCTGGCGATGAGCGTGTGATAAAATCACTGGCAGTGTACGTCACCCCGTGGAGTACGATTGAGTTCATGCCAAGCCGGGAGAACCGTTCGCGTGACGTCCTAATCATGCAGGACGATATGTGGGAAGTCGCAAGCCTGCGTCCAACCAAGAACGTTGCTTTGGCAAAAACTGGCGACAACACTACTCGCCAGGTTGTAACCGAGCTAACGCTTTGTGCTAAGAACGAGGCCGGTAACGGCGGCATCTTCGACAACACAACTTCCTAAAAGAAATGATGGGGTGGTATTTTATCACCCCATCTACCCCCAAAGTTTCGGAGCATGTAATGAAAGAAGTCATTGTAAATCGAATTAAAATTAAATGCAGCAAAGGCCGCATTGAAAAAGGTGAAAAAGTTATTTTGTCGGACGCAGAGATTGAAAATATCACATGCCTACGACCAGACAGCGTTACAGTTTTGCGTGAGATCGTAGAACCTGTTAAAGTAGAAAAAACAAAACGGAAATCACGCAATGCAAAAAGCCGCTCATTCAACTAAAATTGCCGAAAAGTTTAGCTTCGAGGATGACAAGATCGTCGTCAAGAAAACTTTTGATATGTCCCACGTTCTTAATGACGTGCAACACGCCCGTGAGGTCACACAGAATAGCTTTGGATCAGACTATAAGCACGTCGGCAATGTGGACATGGGCCAACTAGGCGTGTGGCTCAAAGAGGCTGGGGTTTCCTGGTCAGACACAGCAGCCGTTAAGGACGTGATAAAAAGAAAGCTAATGAGTAACGAGTTCAGTGCGCTTAGGGTCTGGGAAGGCACGTACTGAGATGGAAGTCTCTTCGCTCATAAATATTTGCCTCACAGCCGCAGTCGGCGGGATAGGTTGGTGGCTCAAGTCGCAACACTCCGAGGTTGCAAGGCTTCAAATACTTGTGAACAGGACACGCGAGGAGATGGCAAAGGAATATGTGACGAAGGCCGATAGTACGGCTGTTATGGGCCAGATCGTTGCTCGTTTTGACCGTATCGAAGAAAAAATAGATCGCTTGATGGAGCGTTAAATTATGGACCCTGTTAGTGCAATCGCTGCCGCCACAGCAGCCTATCAGGGTATCAAGAAGGCCATTGATGTCGGTCGTGATATCAGCGGCATGGCTGGCACTGTGGGTCAGTGGTCAAAGGCACTTTCAGACCTAGACTATCTCGAACAACGTGCGCTTAAACCGCCAGCATACAAGATGTTCAGCAACACAGAAAACGATGCTATTGAGTTGTGGGCGCATAAGCAAAAGGCCAAGGAGATGCGCCAAGAGCTAAAGGATCATATCTCTTGGACGTATGGGCCGTCTGCTTGGGAGGAAATTCTCAGGATGGAAGCAGAGCAACGAAAGATCCAGAAAGACCTCGTTTACAAAAAACAAGAGTTTATAGACAACTGCCTCAACACGATCATTATCGGTCTGCTTCTACTCGGTGGGATAGCCTCACTAATATTCGTATTGTACCTGTATAACGAACGTAACGGGAATTACTAATGTGGATTTTAGTCTGGTTTATGTTTACGAATGGAGCGCTTGAACATTATGAGCTAGGTCAGTTTCGCACAAGTGAGGCGTGTCAGAAGGCTCTGGATGATGCAAAAGTCTTGGTTACAAGTAGCACAATAGCGGTTTATTGCTTTGAGGTTACACCAGAATAAAAGGCAGCAATACGTTGTATATGACAAATCAGGAAAGATCGTTATAATTACACGAGATAAACGGGCAGCGGAGTATTTCTTAGATGGTAAAAGAACAATACGATCTCAATTCAAACGGGAAGATTGACCCCAGCGAGCGAGAGCTTATGCTGGAAGATCGTCGTCTGCGCATGGAAGATGCTGACGCTAAGAGAGACGCACAGAGGCGCATGACGTGGTTTGCTCTGTCTGGCATGATAATGTACCCAGCGGTCATCCTGTTAGCTTCTGTGACGGGCTTTGACACCGCTGCGAAGCTCATAGCCGACATTGCTGCCGTATACGTTATCGGAGCCAGCGGAATTGCTGCTGCTTATTTTGGCTTCAATGCGATGGAGGCTAAGAAATGATACAAGCACTGATCGGTCCGATTGCTAATCTTGCTGGAAGTTGGCTTCAAGGAAAGGCTGACAAAACAGCAGCCACCGCAAAACTCAAGTTAGTAGAGGCAGAAAGTAAATCTAAAATCCTGCTCTCCAAAGAGACGTCAACCGCCGATTGGGAGCGGATTATGGCGCAAGGTACGCAAAATTCCATCAAAGATGAAATCGTAACAATTGTTGTGCTAATTCCGGTGATCCTCTGCTTTATACCTGGCTTAGAAAAGACAGTGAAAAATGGTTTTGAGCGGTTATCGGAATTGCCAGAATGGTACACTTATTTAGTTTACGTAGTTTGTTTGGCAGCGGTTGGTATTCGTGGCACTAAACAATTCATGGGTAAAAAATAAAAGGAATATAAAATGAGACACCTTGACGAAATTATAGTGCACTGCACTGCGACCAACCCTAGCTGGTATGCTGATCGGCCAGTTAATGATGTAGTAAAAGAAATCAGGCGTTGGCATGTCACTGAACGCGGGTGGTCAGATATCGGCTATCATGCAATTATTCATCGCGATGGCTCAATAGGTTATGGTAGGTCCATAGAGCGCTCTGGGGCGCACTGTAGAGGCCGAAACAAGACAACCATAGGCATCAGCTTAGCAGGCGGCAGAGGTGGCTCTGCGGATGATGTATTTTCACAAAACTTTACTCCAGAGCAGGACAAGGCTTTGCGGCAGTTAATTGAAAAATATATGTCGGACTATCCTACGATCGAACGTGTGAGCGGGCACAATACGTATGCCAGTAAAGCCTGCCCATGTTTCGATGTTAAATACTGGCTAGCGAAAAAGTGACAGGCAGCAGAACCCGCACAGGTCGCGTCGGGGAACATTTTGTAGCTTACCTGATTGAACAAGCAGGGTTGGAGGCTTCAAGGGTCGATGGCGCTTGTGACCTCCACGTCACTCTCAGGAGTGGTCGGGTTCTGCGTGTGGAGGTCAAAACTGCAACAAAAGTTACAGGCCATAAATATAAGTTTTATTGCGCAAATTTTGAGGCGGATGTTTTTGCGCTGGTCGCCATCAACGACCATCCCCTTGTGCGTTTTTTAGAAGAGAAAAACATGCCTCCATATTCTCTGCACAAAGACGAGTTTACGCAGGAAAAGCAGGACGCAGATTTGCAATGGATAACAAATTTAGATTAAATTCTCTTGCCAGCTTTGCGCAATTTGCTCGTAAACTCACGTAAATCTCTCACAGCAATATGTAGCTCGTTTTTAATTGATGGCCGAGCGTTCATTCGATGTCGCTCATCCTGCAACCTGTCCACCTGACTGCGGAGGTATTTTAAAATTGCTTCATCAGCGGGAGATATTTTTCTGTCAGACATTACAACACCAAAGCAAAAACCAATATCGCGTAAAGCGTAAGCATCAAAGCAAAGCCGCCTAAGACATCACCCAAAACGCTGTCTTCCATTTCGCGTAACATTTCACGTAATTGTTGCAACTTATTCATTTGTTAATTCCTCATTTGCGTGGGCGTCGCGAACAATCTCAACAATAAATTCTGATACTGTTTCGCAACCAAGTTTGCGGGTTTGTTTTGCCAGCCAAATGACTTGTTCTTGACTAAGGTCATTTAAGATCGCAGATACCGAGCCAAGCCGCATATAATTCTTGTGGTGGCTACCGCTGGAAATTGGTTTTATCGGGTGAGGTGGAAGAATGTTTCCTTCGCGGCCTCGTCGAAGCGCGGAATTAACTTTTCCAAATTCGAACCCTAGCTCTTTAGATATCTGTGTCGAAGACAAACCCCTTTTAAATAGATCCCAGATTTTTAAAGTGTCGGGACTTCTGTATACACCATTGCAGTCTTTCATTGGTTTACTTTCCTTAATTTTGGTCGTGGTGAAGTGGACGGAATGTCCGTTGCGATGCAGCGGATTAACGTGTCGCGCTCGTGTTTGTAGATTGTTTTGTAAAACTCAATCCCGTCCATCATTGCATCGCCGCACTTGCGCTCTGTTTCGTAGTAGATTTCTGCCTCAAACTGGACGTCTCGCAGTGTGTAGACTATGAGCATGGCTGTAAAATATTCCATCATTCTCCCTGTAATTCTGCAAGCTCTTTGCGAGCGCGAGCTAAATTAGCACCGTCGATAGCAAGGTCAGTTGAAACCCAGCTTGGTCGGACGCCTTGGTATTTGCGCTCCAAGCGTTCTAACGAATGCTCTATGTGGTTAATGTAGACCTTGAGGTCTTCGATTTTTTGTTTGTTGGGCATTTATCCCTCCTTTGTAAAGATAGCCTAATCCAACAAAAATCCTAACGCAAGACACTTGACGTACATTTTTTGTCCTATATGTTCATAATCACAACAAACGGAGAGAACCGATGAAAAAAGAAAGTCGAGTGGTTTTGACAGAAGAGCAGCACGCTTTTCTGACAGTTGCCGCAAGCCGGGCGGGTATGCCATTGGCTACTTACTTGCGATATTGTGCGATGCAAAACGCTGCAACCTTGGGTGTATATACACAGCCTCCGAGGGCAGATTAATATGCTGATTTATGGCATCGACCCAGGCTATACAGGAGCGATTACGCTCTACTGGCCTCAGACGGGTGACATTGAAGTGCATGACATGCCTACATTGAAAAACGCCAAGGGCAAAACTATCCTCAATATGTGTTCAGATTTGGTGAGCAGTTTGGTGCATTGCAGATGGCTTTGGCCGCGACAAAGACACCAATGCACATGGTTACTCCAGCGACTTGGAAACGTCACTTTGGTTTAAGTAGAGACAAGGGTGTTGCGCGCAGCCTTGCGATGAACAGGTTTCCAGCCGAGGCTAGTCGGTTTGGTCGTGTAAAGGACGATGGACGCGCAGAAGCTACGCTAATTGCGCTGTACGCTAAGGAGACGATGCGATGAACGGTTTTGAAAAGCACGGCATCAAGCACCTATCTGCAAGCAGCATCAACCTCTGGTCGAACGCACCGGACGTGTGGGTAATGTCGTACCTCTTTAAGCAGCGTACACCAATGGGCGCTGCTGCTTGGCGTGGTATCACCTGTGAAGACGCCGTATCGTCCACCCTAACAGGCGCACAGAGCCTCAGAGACGCCACACAGAGCGCCTTAGAGAAGTTTGATAAGCGGTTCATCATTGCAGACGAGAAGACCACCAAGGAGCGAGACGTGATCGCTCCGATGGTCGAGAATGCTGTTGAAGTTCTAAAGGAATATGGCAAGCCAGAGTTTCCCGAAGAGGGCGGTCAAAACAAGATCAGCATTACTGCAAAAGGCGAAGGCTGGGAGATCCCTGTCATTGGCTACCTCGACCTCGTATTCCCTAGCAGCGGATTGGTGATCGATCTTAAAACGACGAACAGAATAACAAAGGTGATGTCAGCCGAGCATCAGTTGCAGCGCTGCATTTACGCAAAGGCGATGGGCAACTACGGTGTCAAGTTCCTGTACGTCAGTAAGGCTAAAACGGCGCTGTTGGAAGACGGCGACGTAAACGAAACTTTGGCGAAGGCCAAGACAAAGATTGCACGGCTAGAAAAATTCCTTTCGGTCTGCGATGCGGAAACAGCAAAGGCTATCGTGCCAGTCAACCCAAATACGTTTTATTGGTCAGGCTCCGAAGCACTCCGCGCTGAAATGTACGGCATGTAGCTGTGCGAACGCCCAATACCGGGCATAACACGTCAATTAGAAAGGCGACAAAAACATGTTTCAATTAGATTTAGGTTCAAGTAGTGGATCAGGCCCGTTTCTGGCATGGTCAGCAATCGGTACGCGAGATGGGAGCGTTCCGGCACGATCATTTTACATACGCGATGGCGGTGAGAAAGTGCCGTATGACGGTAGCACTGGTTTCATTATGGACATCGACGCGCTCAAGACGGGGTATCAGCATAGCGAGGGCGCAGTCGGTGTTGCACCGTCTTGGCAGTGGAACCCATCGGTTAATCAGATGATGCCGAAACCAGGCGACGATTGGAAGAAAGGGTTCAGCGTGCCTTGTGCAACAGGTGGCGGCAACACGGCTACTTGGGAACAGGCAGGGGCAGCAGCGTGGCAGTCGTTAGAGGCGCTTGCACCTCTTCTCAGTCAACGACCAGACGCAAAGAGCTTGCCGATGGTAAAGCTCGGAGAGGCAAAATTCGTGCAGTTTACGAAGGGATCTACAGTGGTCCCACTGCTCGACATAATCAAATGGGTCCAGCGTCCTGACTGCCTTAAAGATGGTGTCGAGGCTGGTATCGCAATGCAGCCAGCAGCAGCTCCAGCAGCCGCGCCAGCTCCAGTCGCGCCACCTCCTTCAGCGCAAGTAAAAGACGCGGAGTTTTAATAAATTTACTTGCTAAGATGGGCGGCGGGAGACTGCCGCTCATTGACATACGGACGCATA